CCCCCCCAGTGCATCCAACTCTTTACTAGTGACCCTAGTAAGGTTGTCAATGGTATGTGTACCGTAATTAGTCCTTAAGCGGTTGTGTTTTGTTCAAGGACTCTGGTCGATACTCCAGTAATTGTATTGTTCGATCTTCACAAAGACTCTAAACTATGTGAGCAGTGTGAGGTCTCTGTCCAAAAGATCTCAAACCCCAACTTGTTCTTTACAAAGACGTAAAACTATGTAGGCAGTTTGGTCGTTGCTGCATAAATAAGCGCCAAGACTTTGTTCTATCGCTTAAGCGGTATAAGCATGCTCCCACAGTAACTGCTGTGGCATGCATGCTTTTCAAACGACTGCTACTAAGATCCAACTTATAAAAATGGAAAACACCAGATTATGCTTTGGCTTCTGATTGTAAGTTATGCGATGAAGTCGGACTTCAGCAACACATTGAAATTCGATACGGAAAGTTGCGTATATTGTGAATTTTAGAGGGACCGGTGGAAAACCGGAATATAAATTGATTGGCCTCGAGAATAAATTTTCTATGCGTAGACCCTGTTGTGAACGATTGTGAAGCTGTAGTTGGTAAGCTCAGCCTCAGGTTTAAGACCCTGACTAAGCTTCCTCAAATAACTTTAGCCACCTTTCAGAGTCGGAGTAGGTATCTCGCAACCGACTTCGCAACTTTTCTCTCTTATCCACCATGATTCGTTTTAATATTGATCTCGCGTGGATGACCGAGCACGTAAGCTCGGAGAGAGTGGCTACTCTCCTTGCATACATTCGTACTTCACTGCTGCTATTGGTTCAGATTCTTCTTCAGTGTCTGATCAGTCTCATTAGTGGAAAGACACAGGCTGTTGTGCCTGATGTTCCTACGGAGATACCGTCTGACCCCGATGAACTTCCGGGACAAAACGTTGTCTTCGAGCCAACTTCTGACAAGTACTTTCTTGGTGATTCAGTTTCCGGACTGGATAACATGGAGGTCTTTGAAGTTATTTTTCAACTGAAAGATGTGCTACAGGTCAACTGTAACCAGCGCACCACACTCTTTTGGTTCCATACGGTTTCCAAATTGTTTCAGTTCTACACCAACCCCAACTTGGCTGCTCGAGTTCTCATTTTATGGGATTATGCTCAATACGTCAAGGATAACGGGTTGCTCATGATTGTGACAGATGTGTTAACCCGTCTGTGTCGC